GAGGTCGGGACGGGCACGACCATGACCCAGGACCCCGACACCGCCGTGACGCCAGGGCCAGCGGCCGAGTTCAGGATGGTGAAGCCGTCGAAGGCCACGGTATCCCGGCCCGCCATGATGCCGCCAAACACGGCCACCGCATCGCCGTAGGCCGTGCATGTCGCCACGTACCGCTTCTGGTTGTTCGTGTACTCCGTGGTCATCGGCTCAAAGACCGTAATCTCGCCAGCGTGACCGGTCCTCGCGATAGCCGCCAGACCCCAAAACGTCTGGGTATTGTTCTCCGCACCGAATGCCGTATTCCCGGAGTTTCCGGACGCGGCGTACTCGTAGACCGCCGTCTGATCCACGATGCCGTTCGAGGCGAGACGGATCACCAGCCCGTTCGCGGCTCCGGTGTACCACCCGAAGTAAATCTTGTAGGCCCGATACTGCGACGAGAACACGCCGTTGACCTGCACGCCGGTCGCGCCAGGAGTGAGCGTGATACGACCGGTCACGGGGTCGAACGTGCCGCCGCTCACAGAGGTCGGCGTCATGAACGCCGGAGCCATGACGACGTTGTTCCCGCCTCCACCCTGGAGCGCCAGGCGACGCTCCAGGAGGGTGACGCGGGTCTGCTGGTTGCTGAGGTACTTCTCCAGCGATCCGTGAACGTTCGGTCCCGATGCCATGAAGAGGGCCCTCTCTTAGAAGGTGTTGCCTGCCAGCAGGGCACCCACCCAGTTCGATCCGACGCGACGGAAGGAGAACCAGTCCGTGCGGTTGGCACCCGTTGCCTGCGCCGGGGCGGCTCCACCCTCCCACCAGATACCCGCAGGCCAGGTTACCGTGGTGCCTGCAACCACATGCTGGATCACCACGTCGATACGCAGACCGGCCGTCGTCGGCAGGGTGAGCGACGTGACGTTGGCGTTCATGGTCAGGTGGACCACAGAGCCGGTGACGGCAGTGGACACATCGACGGGTCCGTTCGTCGGGACGGACACCGGAATGTACTGGCTGGCGACGGCGATCTGGTACGGCGCGGACGCGTTACCGGTGCCGCTGATGATGACACCATCACCTGCCACGATCTGGCAGTTGCAGGCGTTTCCTGCACACTGGCACTTCGGCATGGTCTTCCTCCTTCTAGTCGTCCACGATGTCGGTCGTTGCGGGGACGAGGGTTACCTGGACGTTCTCTCCAGTGGCGTCTTCCGTCACCATCAGATGGTCCAACTTCTGGTCCTGGCTCATCCGTCTTGCATTCAGAGTAGCGAGCACGGGAATCCGAGTGCCGGGGATCAGGTCGTTGATCGTGAGAGAGTCGGTGAGGCGGATCGAAGAGTTGTCCGGGATGCGAACCTCCACCGGAACCGGTGACCGGCCCGAGAGGTTGCGCGCCGCCTGCGAGTTGAGTTCGGCCTGCGTCGGAGCGGTCGTGCCCTCCTCGTTGTACGCGCTGTAGATCGTCGTCCAGGGGCCGTAGTAGTCCGCGTTGTCCAGGTTGTGCGCCTCGCCGTACACGCCGTCCTCGCCGATGACGTAGGTGTTCTGCGTGTGCTCCGAGCCGTAGGCAGTGAGGATGACCTCGGAGCCGAGGAAGTCTGCCTCGGTCACCAGGCGGGTAGCGCCCAGGTGACGGTCGACATCCCAGACGTGGAACGCACGACCGACACAGGCGAAGTCGATGCCGCCATAGTGCGCGAGGTTCTGAATGTGCTCGCCCACCGTCATTTCGTACGCCTTCGTCACGGCCGTCGTCTTCGGATCGGTCGTAGGGAACTGGTGAATCTGGAGATATGGCGCGATGTTGGCCGCAGGCGTGAGCGCCTCCCAGCGATCCAGTTCGTAGTCCAGGATGCGCTGGATGCGCGCCGGAACCGTCTCGACGTAGGGGTACGCCGACGAGTAGGGCTGACTCAGCGGCGTGCCCAGGAGGTACTGGAACACGTCGTGCGCGTTGATTTCCACCCAATCCGAGTGCCACCCGACCCGCCAGATAGGGCCCTCCCAGACCCGCTCGTCACCGCGGAAGATCACGAGTTCGTGGCGCTTCGGCTCGATCGATGCGAGCACGTCGGCCTGCGCCGCGCAGTAGGCACCGACGACGCGGATGGTGGCCTCGCTCACACCATCACGGTCGCGGGACCACTGCACGCTCGACACGTCCACGATCTGCGCCATGCGGGTCATGCCCCCACGGTCGAAGATGTACACGCTGTGGAACTCGGCACAGCCCTCAGACGGGTGGCTCATAGATCACACCCTCTGGGTCAGGAAGCCGCGAACAGACAGGTTGCCAGCCGGAGTCGTCGCGGGAACATCCAGCGACACCCAGTATCCGATACCGCACGACAACTGCGGCCACTCCGCAGGCGTGCCACCCGAGCCGTAGAGCAGATGGTCAGCCGGGACGGAAGCACCACCGTTGACCTCGGCGTACACGCGCTCCGTCATGGCATCCAGCGTCATGATCGTCGACGGCGGGATGTACGAGATGATCTGCTCGCCGCAGTAGTCGTCGGTGTTGATCTGCGTGTACGACCGGTTGAACGGGTCCTGGTAGTAGCGGATGCGGACCTGGCGCTCAGCGCTGGCCGACGTTTCCAGTTCCAGGGTCGGCAGGGTGACCAGCCAGTCCGAGACCTCGCTCGGCGGAATGTACGCCCAGTACCGACGCCACACGCCCACATCGATGATGCAGTCCGAGGGGACCACGGGAGGACGCGGCGGTGCCGGGATGGGCGGGCAGTCCGGGTCCACCAGTTCGTCGTTCGGGACGGCCAGCGTGGAACGCACCGAGGACGAGGCGTTCGCCGCGCCCGTCCAGGAGTAGTCGTAGTTGATCGAGTCCGGGGTGTCGCCGTCGAAGTACGTGTACAGTTCGCCGAGGCTAATCATGGCGGCGTCCAGCAACATCTGGTCACCGCCCTTCCAGGCGACCCAGCCTGCGCCGGATACGTCGATGACATCGATGCCAGCCCACTCGCCCGTCGCCGGAGCAGTGCCGATGACCGCCAGGCGCGTCCAGGTTGCGGCAGGGACCAAGGTGTCCACGCCGATAGCCTGGCCCACTGACGCTCCGCCACTCGTGGCAGAGAAGGTCAGACGAGCGGCGAGACGCTGAGTTCGTGCCGGGAGGTATACCCAGATGGACCCCCAGTACGTGCCATTCGTCGCCACGTCAGCGTTCCTCGCCACGCCTGCGATTGCCCCCGCGGCGGTGGCATCCGTCAGGAAGTTGACGCGAGCAGCGTACGAGCCTGCATAGCCGCCCGTAACACGGGAGATAACAGCAGTGCTGCCAGAGCCATTCACAAGGAACTGCCAGCCCTGCACGTTCGGCGCAGTACCGGTCGAGGTCGAGTTGTTGGCCGTACCCGTCCAGGCGTAGTCCACGTCCGGCTTGTCAGGCGTGTTGCCGTCGAAGTAGTTGCCGGGGTTGGTCGTGGGCTGAGGCTGGGTGAGGCTCTGCGGCGTCGACGCCGGGGACGTGTAGCCACTGATGAGCGCGGTCGCCGTCCATGAGTACGTCGCACCGGGGATCAGACCCGAGAACGTCATCGGCGACGAGCCGGTCTGCGTGATCGTGGCCGGGTTCGGGATAGGCGCAGGCGCAGTGTAGGTCGCCGACACCGTGTACGACGTAACGTTGCTCACGCCACCAGGCGGGGTGAGCGTGACGGTAGCCGACGTACCGGCCGGGGAGGCGACGACGGTGACACCGGGCGGACTGGCAGGCGGGGTTGCCTGCGTAGTGATTCCGCCACGGTCCGAGTAGCCCTGGCTGTTGTGGGCGTAGACGGCCCAGTAGTAGGTCGTGCCGGGAGTCAGACCGGTGACGTTGTACGAGAGCCCGCTCGTCACGTAGTCGACGTAGCCCGCGGACTCCGGGGGCGAGACGGTGTTGCGACGCAGGATGTACTGGTCGATGCCCGCGCCCATGTTGTCCGGCGCGCTCCAGGACATCGTGAGCGTGGTGGGGGTGACAGCGCTCGGCGAGGGAGCGCCCACAGGCTGAGGCCGCTTCGGGATGCGCGGCGGAGTCTCCTCGCCCACCGACACACAGCCGTCACCGATCGACGAGTGGTTCGTATCGACACAGAACGTCGACGTGAAGCCCGAGCCGTAGCCGTTCCCGTCGTGATACCGGTTCCACCAGTAGTCGTACAGCGTGATGGAACCAGTACCCGGCGAGGGGATGGTGAACGTACCGCTGATCGCGACGCCCCCCAGGTTCGCCGACCAGTACTGCGTGGCGTTCGTCCACGACCCGTAGCCGTTGCCCTCGTAGATGCCGTAGGAGCGGTACTGCGAGAAGTTCCCGCCGTAGTCCTGAGACGACCGGTAGGTGTTGATGTAGATCGTCTGAGGACCGGAGCCACTCAGTGCGGCGCGACCTTCGGTCATGCCCCTCCCCTTCCTACGGAAT